GCCCAACGATCCGGAGGACAAACTAATGCAAAAATGGGTCCAGGAGATGGATAGGCTTCACCGGATCGGTCCGCCAGGAGGAACCAGTGGCTACAGCTGGCAGGAGATCCGGGATTTGATTGACTTTTCCCAAGATGACGATTTCTGGCGGGCAAATATTTTGTCGGCTAGCAAATTACGTGAGAAGTGTGTGCAACTTGAAAATCAGATGAAACGGAACAACTCTAAGTCTAGAGGTCACCCGACTATGTCTAAAAACGTGGCCAATGCCCTGAAACTTGTTGAAAAATATAATCAGGAAGAGGGTGGTTATCTATGACCAAAGGCGAGGTAGCGAAACTTTTAGTGGTATTAGCAGCATCGTATCCCAGGTTTGAGGTGGACGATGTAAAAGTCCAGGTTTGGTATGAGATGCTTGGGGACCTGGATTATGCAGTGGCAAGCATGGCCGTCAAAAAAATCATCATGCAAAACACATTTCCACCGGCTATTGCCGAGGTGAGGAAGGCAGCTGCTGAATTAACTAATCCGGAAAACTTGACAAGTTCTGAGGCTTGGGGAGAAGTCACAAGGGCAATTAGGAATTATGGCTATTACCGTGGAGAAGAGGCTTTAGCCAGCTTGTCACCAACTACCGCCCAGGTGGTCAGATATATGGGCTGGCGAGAAATATGCATGAGCGAAGATATTGGTGTTATCCGTGGTCAGTTTTTGAGGATGTATGCTCAGGTGGCTGAGCGTGAGCAGAAGGAATTGTTGCTGCCGGCGGATCTGCGGCAAGGAATCCAGAGGCTTGCCGGGATGATGGATATGAAGGCAATTGTGGGCGGTGAGAGAGTATGAAGCTTGAAATCCCCGGCCGCCTCCCGGGACTGAATGAAATTGAAATACTTGCAAAATGAACCTTGGTACAAGATAGCATATGAACTTAAGTACAATGAAGCACACTGCAGAAGAATCCGCACTCATGCTATTGAAAAACTGAAGGTTGCAATATTTGGGGAAGGAGAAGAAGCATGAAAAAATCATTAATAATCTTATGCTTGATATTGACAGTCTTATTGTTTGTGCAAGCCGGAGCATTTATAAGAGATACGCAGGAGCAGGATAAGACTATAGAATTCCTACAATCACAGATTGAGACAATGACAGAAACGCCTGTTTTGGAAGCACCTTATACCATGATAACGGATCTATCGACGGTAATGTATGTGGACAGGGTATTAGTAGACACTTCTGAGGCAATTTATTGGACAGATACCAACGGAGTAAGCGGATTTGATGTAGTGGTGGGAACATCGCACTATAGATATGTGGAGGGGCATATTATGGGAAGCCAGTTATACCTATATGCTCCGTATATCAATATTGTTGAGTATGACGGAAACTGATTATTATACCAAGGGGTTGGTTGAATGAAATGGGACTGTAAAGCAATACATTGCCCTGATAGGACCGGGAGATTAAAAAAAATATGCAAGAGGTGCTGCACCTATAATAATAGGGATGTAAACTGTCCTATGACTCATTGTGAAATGTTTCCGGAAGAGTGCAACCCTACGAGTATATTTTGCAAAAGATGTGAGAGATATGATATTTGCTACATGGCAGATTAAGTCACAATCTGAAAATTATGCGAAGGAGTGAAAACGATTGAAAAAATTATTAAATAAGTTAGCAAACAAAATTGAGGGACATTTTTCAATAGGGAATTTGACTGTATATGGAGATAATGCTATGCATTTCGGATGTCATTATTGGACTAAAAGATGGGGATACATATGCTGGAGATTGCCTGTGTTCTGTGGAATTGCTGATAAAATTCAGTACGGGGATAGGATGCGCTGGATGCCACTGTATTTCTATCTAAGTCCAAACGCTACACCTTGGGCAGCAACGTTTATGTTAGGTGGAAGGTTTTCAAAAACCGAAAAGCTATGCAGTAAACTAAGAAAAATAAAGTTAGGTCATAATTTCAAGTATGACTCAGAAAATGAAGATTACAATTATCGTGTTATGAGGCAGATAAATAATTTATGTTAGTTGCACATTTCATGATAAATGTGGCTCATTATGAAAAAAATGTGCAACATCATTGTTGCTGAAAGTGAGGAGAAAATATATGGTTAAAATTGGCGATAGAGTTGGAGCTATAAGAAATGCAGACTCCACTACTGTATATCTGTACGGTTTTGGAGAATACATGGGGGAAGAAGTCCCGACAAGAGGTTTTTTAAGCGAAATCGGAATAAAAAATCCGGCAATAAAATTGGACAATGGTCAGATTGTCTATGGATTTGAATGTTGGTGGGGCAGTGAGGTAGAAATCAAAGAAATGATAGGGAATAGGACTGTTGTTATTGTCCCTGTAGAAGCCCCATGTTTTGAAAATAAGTAAGACACATCACATGATTTATGCGAAGGAGTTGGATTAATGGAAGAAAATGAAAACTTTATTCATAACAAATACGGATATTGTTTTTACTCTGTCGACAAAACCAATAACATCGCTATGATTTTCAATTTGTATGTTGAACCGGAATATCGACAACAGGGGCATGCAAAGCACCTGATTCAGCTAGCTATAAGAGAAATCAGAGAAACTGGATACAACAAAGAAATACAGGTTGAAGCGCAGCCGAGAGAGTATAGCATCGATGTTGTAAACCTCGTCGCTTTTTACAAAAGAATGGGGCTTAAAGTACTTCATGATTTACGTGTCACAAAGAAAGAAGGTGTACAAAGATGATAGAATTTAATTTTGCGCCCGAAAAGGGTAAACAATGGACGTTAGAAGGAGCAAAAGCATACTGTACTGGGTATAAAAATGGTAGGTGGATAGAGAACGGAGTGTTCAAATACTGCCCCAACTGCGGCGCAAAAATGGAGGTTGAGCCATGAGCAAAGTCATTGAATACCCTATCGAAGTTTCAAAGATTAAACAAGATACTAATTATAGAGTATATCAAGTCAGCTGGAACCAGCAAGTCAGATTTATGTAAGGATGGAGGTAAAATATGAACCTTGTAATACTTATGGGACGTACAACCAAAGACATCGAATTGAGATATACTGCGCAATCAAACATACCCGTTGCCCGGTTCACCCTTGCGGTGGACAGGCCATATACAAAGCAGGGAGAAGAGAAGAAAACAGACTTCATTTCATGCGTTGCATTTGGGAGATTAGCTGAAAACCTTGAGAAATATATTAGAAAGGGTAGAAGGATTGTCATAGAAGGACGTATCCAGGTTGACAGTTACGACAGGGATGATAGGAGTAAAGGATACAGCACAAGCGTCATTGTTGAAAGGTTCCATTTTGCAGATAGTAAACCGGGCGAACAAGCGCAGGAAGTCAGTCAGCCAGAGCCAGAAATGGATGGTTTTGAACCTTTAGATTCGGATGATGATCTCCCATTCTGAGGTGAGGTGGGGTGCAAGCATATGACAAGAAAAGGCGGAGAGTAGTCAACTTCACTACCGGGAGAGGGGGGAAAGAACATGAAGATGAAAAGAGCGACATACAGACACATAGAGGCTGAAATATATGCGTACTACGATACGCTGAAAGCTATGGAAGAAATTAGGCAGGATATTATTCTGGCCGGCGGCTTGCATGATGCATATGCAACTGTTGTGGGCGGGAGGTATGCCGGTACCAGCATAGTAGAACGCAGAGCCACGAAGCTGGCGGATTCCGTCCTGCTCCGGGAGATGGAACGCATTACAAAGGCCATCCAGGACACCTTTTCCCGGGCAAAAGAGGAATGCCGTCGGGTGGTCTGGGTGAAATACGGCCTGGCAATTGGCTGGGAACCGCCGGCGGAGCTTGCTGCGCGGATGGAGGGGCGAAATAGGTTTGATATGAGCCCGGATCATATGGCGGAGGTGCTGAACGTGGACAGGGCGACGTTTCATAGGTATAGGAGCGGGTTTGTGTATGGAGTGGCTGAAAGGTTGGGATGGTATTAATATGACTATTACGAAAGTTAAATACCCGAAAAGTATGAATCTTCAAAAACAAAAGCGATGGTTAAAGCGTAATGTCCTCTGGTTCGTCCTGTTAGCAATCATCTCATTCTCGTTTGGAACAGGCTTAGTTGTAGGAAAATTGGCTACCGACAAACCAGAACCGGTACTTGCTGCCGTCACAGCAACCGCTGTACCTACTCCAAAAACAGTTATTGATACCGAACCCGTTACAGTTTACTTCGATATTCCGTTATCAAAAGAGTTACAAGACTATATTCGCAATCTATGTGACGAATACTGTGTTCCAATAGAATTAGTGATTGCGATAATTGATGTAGAAAGCTCTTTTCGAACCGATGTTGTAAGCAAAACAAACGATTACGGTCTTATGCAAATCAACACCATTAACCACGAATGGTTGCAGGAAGAACTTGGAATCACGGATTTTCTTGACCCTTATCAAAATGTTATGTGCGGCATCTACATCATCTCAGGACATCTTGAAAAAACCGATGGTGATATCGAACTTGCCCTTATGCGATACAACTGTGGAGCAACAGGGGCAAAGCGTTTGTGGGATAAGGGTATCTACCATACCGATTACACCCGGAAAATTATGGGATACTACGAGTTCTACAAAGAAGAAAGCCGCCCTACGGACCGCACTCCGTAAGACGGCTAGGTATAAAATAAAATTGCGACTTTTCTGCGACAACTTTTAAGGGGAGATAGTTTATAATATATACTAAGGAGCCGTCCATGAAGGCGGTTTTTTGTATTGGGTGACATGGTTGCCGGCACAGGCCGGAGGGTGTACGCACCGAAAGGCAGGGGTGGGGCAGGGTGTGAAAGAAATATGTTCGTTGTATAGGAGGTTGTAGAAAGTGCAGGTAAGTAAAATCACAATAGGCCAGCTAAATCCTGCAAAATATAATCCGCGCAAAGACTTGCAGCCGGGCGATCCGGAGTATGAGAAGCTCAAGCGGTCAATGCAGGAATTTGGCTATGTGGAACCTATCGTCTGGAACAAGCGCACCGGAAACATTGTCGGTGGTCATCAGCGGTACAAGGTGCTTCTTGACATGGGTATGTCGGAAGTAGATTGTGTAGTTGTAGATCTGGACGAAACAAAGGAAAAGGCGCTGAATATTGCGCTTAATAAGATACAGGGTGACTGGGACTATGAAAAACTCAAAGATTTACTGCAGGAGCTGGATACTGGAGAATTAGATCTAGAGCTTACCGGCTTTGATATGGGCGAGATAGAGGACTTAATGACCCAGTTCCATGTGCCGGGAGAAATTATAGAGGATGAGGTGCCAGAGCCGCCAGAGGAACCGATAACAAAACCGGGGGATTTGTGGCTATTGGGCAGGCATAGATTGTTGTGCGGAGATGCCACGGTAGCGGCAGATGTGGAAAGGTTAATGGACGGCAAGAAGGCGGATATGGTGTTCACAGACCCGCCGTATAACGTGAATTATGGCGATAAAGCATCCATGCTTAATGATTATCAGAAAGGACATAGGAACACCAGCAGCATAAAAAATGACAACATGAAAAAAGATGATTTCCTGCGGTTCTTGATTGATTCTTTTAAGAGTATTTATGTAGCGCTCTGCCCTGGCGGAGCTTTTTATATTTGTCATGCAGAATCTACTGGGCTTGAATTTAGGAAAGCAGTTATAGAAGCAGGTTTATTGCTTAAACAATGTATTATATGGGCTAAAAACAGCTTAGTTATTGGGCGGCAAGATTACCAATGGAAGCATGAACCGATTCTTTATGGCTGGAAGCCTGGGGCAGCACATAGATGGTATGGAGGAAGAAAAAATACGTCCGTTATTGAAGATAATGCGCAAGTAGTTATTGAAAAGCAAGACGATCATGCTATTATTCATTTGTCCTTAGGGTTGCAGCAGTTGGCCATAAAGGTTTCTGATTATGAAGTGATTTTCGATGGTGATGATAAACTTACAACAGTATGGCGTATAGAGAAACCGCAGCGGAATGATGTGCATCCGACTATGAAGCCTGTTGGACTGTGTGCCAGAGCAATTGAAAACTCAAGCAAGCCTGGTGAGATTGTATTAGATGTGTTTGGAGGCTCTGGCTCTACCCTGATTGCTGCAGAGCAGTTAAACCGTACTTGCTACATGATGGAGTTGGACCCGGTATACTGCGATGTCATAGTACAAAGGTATATTAATCTCAAGGGGAACGACGGAGATGTCTACCTGGAAAGGGACGGCAACAAGATTGCCTTTTCCAACGTAACTTGATTTAATATTCCCATCGTGGTATAATTGAATCAAATATATCACGGAGGGTTATAAATGGAAAATCTAAGGTTTATATGTAACAAGTGCGGGAAGGTTACCGAGGAAAAGCCGAAATACAAAAACGAAACATGCCCCGATTGTGGCAAAGGTAGACGGAAAATAGAAAAAAGATGCGATAGTTGTAGTGAATGGTTTAAGCCGGACAGGTACGACAGAAAGTATTGTTGTTATGCTTGCAAAGTAAAAGCACAAACAACAGGCAGAAAAACATTTCGCAGAACGGAAACCAAAGCAAGGAGTGCACAATCGTTACTTTCTTATCATGTAAAAAGGGGCAACATAGTAAAGCCCTCAGTTTGTGAAGAATGTGGCGAGACAGAGAAAAGAATCGAGGGTGCACATTATAATTATGATGAGCCGCTAAGGGTTAGATGGTTATGCAGGAGTTGTCATGTGAAATGGGACAAAGCAGAACCGAAAGGCGTTACTTATATAACATAGATAATAAAACGATGGGAAAACTTCACGGGACAAAAGGCGGTGCTACTGGATAAATAAATTGATAAAACCTCTTGACTTTGTATAACAACTGTGATACAATTAAGATAATAAAAAAGGAGGAGGTTTTATCTATGACAAGAGTCAAGTACACGGCAATGATGGAAGGACTAGTCGCCACGATTAAGGAAATGGCGCTGGTCGGTGGGCAAGACGACAGGGTACGCGAGCTGGTAGACATCGTAGCTGATCTGCAGGACTTCTGGAACGGCGACGAAGAATTCACTCGCTTTGATTACAACATAAGCGCAAAAGCGGCGGCCAGGCTATGAAATCGGTGTTAATAGCCGTAAGGGTTCCGGAGGCGGTAAAGAAAAAAGCGGAATCGAAAGCAAAGAAGTTAGGATATATAAAGCCCAGCGGCGAAGCAAACCTAAGCGAGTATATACGAAACTTAATCATCAACGACCGGCGATAGCAAGCCGGTTTTCCTTTGACAAAAGGCGGTGTTGGCTGAATGAAAAGGGTATTTATATCTCACCCCTACAAAGATGACCCGAAGGGAAACAAAAAGCGGGTAGACACTATCTGCAGGGAATTAGCGGAAAAGGATGATATTCTCCCAATAAGCCCTCTGCACTTATTTAGCTTTATGGAGGATGACCTCCAGAGAGAAGAAATACTCCAGGTATGTTTCAGGCTTATTGATATATGCGATGAGGTTTGGATATATGGAGACAGCGAAGGTTGCAGAAGTGAAGCGAAATATGCCAAGAGCGTTGGTAAGCCAGTAAGGATGGTGATGTGATAATGAAAGCATTCTTGGCACTATTGAAAGGCTACAGACATCTTATCAACAAGCAGCAACTCAAAACTCTGCGTGGCCAGGCTCTTGCCGGAGATGTGGAAGGAGCCAGAAAAGGACTACAAAAGATACTCAGCAGAAAAATGAGCAAACGGGACATGTTCATAAACGCGCATAGAGGAGCAAGGTACATGAAGGATGCAGATTACAGAGCTCAGTTTGCCTTGAATCTAAAATATATACATAAGCTCGAAAAAATGAAAGCAGGTGATTAAAATGGGCAGGCCGTCAAAGTTAACACCTGAGGTTATAAAGAGATTAACAGAAGCAATCAGAGCCGGAAACTACTACGAAGCTGCTTGTGGTTACGCAGGCATCGGCTACTCTACTTTCCGGGCGTGGATGGTTAGAGGCGAAAAAGCTAAAAGCGGGAAATATCGGGAGTTTATGGAGGCTATTACACGCGCGGAATATGAAGCAGAAGTCAGAATGGTGGCCATGTGGCAAAAACACATGCCGGAAGATTATCGAGCGATTAGAGACTTCCTCGAACGCCGTTATCCTGATAGATGGGGCCGCAAAAGACTGGACATAGAACACAGCGGAGAAATCGGCATTAAGATAGTGGATGATATAGATGACGAAGATTAGGCTGACGGAGCTTATTGCTCCGTCATTCTATGGACTCCACAGAGAACTCAAAGCAGAGCTCCACGATGAGGTATGGTGTAAAGGCGGCCGCGGCAGCACAAAGTCAACCTTCATCAGCATACAGATTTTACTTGGCCTGCTGAAAGACTCAGAAGCAAACGCTGTCGTTACCAGAAGATACCAAAATGAGCTCAGAGACACCGTTTACGGCCAGTTTGAGTGGACTATCGCGAAAATGGGGCTGGGAGACTATTTTAAGTTTCAAGTCGCGCCAATGCAGATAGTCTACATTCCAACCGGGCAGAAGATAGTTTTCAAGGCAGCCGACAATCCGCTAAAAATGAAGTCCATCAATCTGGGCCGCGGCTACATCAAATACGCTT